ACAGCTGGCGGGCCGAGATCGGATCGAGGTAGCAGTTGTACGCCCCGTCGATCTCCGGCACCGCGTTCAGTCGCAGCGTCGCCACCGCGTTCAACAGCGTCCCCATGGTCAGCGTGTCCGCCGCCTTCAGCAACGCGGTATTGGCTTCGTTGTTGGGCCGCGCGATGGCACTGGCGATCGCCGCCGTCACCGTGTTGCCAGCGGCACCGTCCGTCACGGAAACCGAGGAGCTGAACGTCAGCACGCCGGAGATTCCGCCCGGCGCGGTGGAAACGTTGTTCGAATCCACGCTGACGCCAACCAGCGTGTAGGCGTTGCTGCCCACGGTCACTGTCAGATCGGCGGCCGCGCCGACGGAGGTCTGCACGCCGTTCACGAACACCGTCTGGAAACCGCGCACGTCGTCCACGGGTAGAGCCGGGCCGGCCACGGTAAGGCTGCTGCGCACACGGGTATTACCGCCGAAATACGCCGCGAACAACGCGTTGCGCGCCAGTTCGTCGAGGCTGCGCGCCGCCTGCTCGCCGTTGATGGAGGCATTCAGCAGGAACTGGCTGGCGATCCCTACCCGGCTCGTCACCATATTCAGGTCGGTGGTGGCAGCGTAGCTGTTCAGCGTGATCGTGTACTGCTCGACGCTGAAGGACTGTGGCGTAAGCCCATTGTCGAGATTGGTGTTGGTGGCCGGCGCCAGAGGCGTCGTCACGGACGGCTTGAGCCCGGCGCGCGTCTTGGTCAGCGTCTCGCCGATGCCCACTGCAAACATCTCGCGGTCGGCGCAGGCGCGGTAGCCCAGCCGGCTGTTCAGCGCCTGTTGGAACTCGCGTTCCAAAAAGCCCTGCTGGATGATCGGCTGCAGTGCGAGCGGGAAGTTCTGAATGCCCATGTAGACCCTCGGATTGTACGGCCTCCGGACGACGCTCGCCGGACGGCTGGTGATTGTCTCGCTTCGAGAGCGGGTCCGAACGCGGTATCATGGTGTCCGCGTTTGCGTCCTCTGATCCCGCTTCGTCCGTGCCGACCTACTCTTTCATCGTCGCTTCAGCAGTTCGGCCCGTGCCGTCCGCCAATCTTCGTAACTCATCTCCGTAGCCAACTTGGCGCTTGGCGGGCGCGATGGCGGCGGCGCGGCCGAGGAAGAGGAGGAAGAGCCCCCGAACAGCCAGGGCTTCGATCGTCGCAACTGCATCATCAGCGCGGCGCCGCCTTCCACCTCGCCCGCTTCATTCAAACTCAGCGTGCCGGCATCGATCAGCTTCAGCCCGTCGAGATCCACCATGCCGGCCCGTACGGCCTCGGCTTTCAACTCGGCGCGGATCAGGCGGGTCTGGCTCTGGGCCTCTACCTCGGCCAGCCTGAGTTCCAGCGCCGCTGCCCGCTCGGCGGCGTCCTCGGTGGTTGCGTCGGTCATGCACGTCTCCACTCAAACGATAAGCGATCCGACCCCAACCCGGGTCGGCTCTGTAGCAATCGATCAAATTAGCTGGACGTCCGGCAGCCGATCGGACTAGCTGGTCTGCTGCGACTCGTCGCTATGGTCCACGGCCGCCGACGTGGCAGTTTCCGCGGCAATGCGTGCCAGCTCGGCCGGGACCGCATCGATTCCGTACACGTCGGCAATCGACTTCACGGCCGTCTCGCGCGAGATGAACCCGCTCGACTGCAGTACGCGCAGACTGTTCGCATCGCGCTGACGATCCTCGGCGGTAGGAGCATACCAGCGCGGCCAGATCAGGCTTAGCCGCGCCTGCGGCAACGGCGTCACCGTGTCACCGCGCACACGCAGGGCAAACAGTTCCGAAGCACGCAGAACCATGCGAGCCAACTTCAGCAGTCCGTCGCCATAACTCACTCGCAGATTGTCTGCCAGCCAGATCAGGCCCTGGTTCATCATCTCCAGCGCCCGTCCGCTCTGCGCGGTCGTCAGACGATCGGCCGAAGCTCGATTGCCATGCACGCCTTCGAGCGCGAACTCGCGCAGCGCGCGTACGTACTCGATCACCGCGGCGGACGCCGTACCATTGATCTCGAGCAGCTTGGCATCACCCTTCTCGCTTACCACCAAGGCGTTGCCGCCGCCGCGAATGATGTCGCCATCGGCGCTCGCCGGCTCGCGAATGAGCAAAGTGGGATCGGATGAATACTTCAAGCCGCGCCCCGCCTGCGAGAGCTGGTAGTCGATTTCGATGTTGGTTTCCACCGCAGGGCGGAAAGTGCATGCGCCGTCGATGTCGTCGCCACCCGGGAGATTGCGAATCCATACTATCGGCACGAATCCCATGCCGTGGCGGACGCTGCGCGCCTCGTCCACCTGGGGCGCGGCGCCGGAGCCCACGGGCCACGGCCGGAACCATATCTCAGCCTGATCGTCCCATTGGCGCATGAACCAGTACTGCGCCTGCGTATCGGCAACATCGTAGCCCTGCGCGACGAGATCCGCGCCCGGTACCTTGTAGCGTTCGGTCACCAGCAGCAGGCTGTCCGGTGCTTGTGGGTCCCATTGCGGCGTCAGGAACTGCGTCTGCAGAACGCGAAAGAAAACACGCCCCCGCAACACGCGCAGCAGTACCGCGACCGACCCGACACTGCCGCGCAGCGCCGCCTCCAGCATCGCCTGCTTCCCGGCGCCCTCCTGCACGATGTCTGCCAATGTCGTGCGTACGCGCGCATCGGCGCAGTCGATCGTCGGAAAATGCCCCTCGCTGAACATCAGCGACAGACTGTCGTCCACGATGATGCGTGCCAGCGGGTAGCGTACCGACGGACGGCGCTGGCGCAGCGGAATGTATTCGCCTCCGGCGCCGCGTTCCTCGTGGAATTCGTACGGCAGTGCCTCATACAGGCGGCCTTCCAGAACACGCGTCAGAATGTCCAGTCGCCGCGTCCGCTCCGGGTAGTCAGGATCGGCCGGGATCAGACCGCAGATCGTGTCGAACATCGGTGCCCCTTGCATCGTCGTCGCTAGGCCGCGGCGTCATCTCACCATCACCGGCACGAACACGCGCCGCGCCGGCGCCGCAGCCTCGGTCAGCATGGTGAAGGCGCGGGCGAATGCGTCGATTTGGTCGTCCTTGCGCCCTTGCGGAAAGTCGCGCAGTTCGTCGAGGAACGCGCGGTTCCAGCGCGCCCGTAGCAGCGCCACGTTGCCGGCGTCCACCTGTGAGGCCACCGGCCCCGCACGGGTCAGTTTCGATCCGCTTTCCGGCCCTGCTGCCACGCGGAATCCAGCCAGCCGCCCGGTAAGCCACGCCACTTGCTGCTTGCCCGCCTGCCCCGGGTCCTGCGGCAAGCCGATGGGCACGCCGTGGCCATCCGCCCGCGCCGTGGCAACGATCGCCGCCTCCACTTCATGCGGGCCACCGCGCAGCCGCACGATGTCGAGCACAATGAATCGGCCGCTATCGTTGCGCGCCAACTTCAGCCCCACCGTCCAGTCCGGGTCGCGCCCGGAGCCGACGGCGGTCGCCGCCAGGTCCCATGCGCGCACCGTCCGCGATACATCCGGCAACGCATCGAGCAGCCCGACGCGACCCGCCTGGAACAGCAGCCCGTCGACGGGCCGCGGGTTCTGCTGATACAGGGCGCTCCACACGCGCGGGCCTACCGCCAGCCGCTTGCGTGCCAACGCCGCCGCGTCCTCCCACTCCGGCCACAACGGCGCGCCCGCCGGACGGCCCAGCGGATCGTTCGCCTCGGCCAGCGCCGGCAGGCGGATCACCCGCCATGATGCCTCATCGGTCGCCAGCAGCCGCCCGCTCAGGTCGTCCTCGTGCCAGCGCGTCATCACCAGCACGACCCGGCCGCCGGGCTTCAGCCGGGTCAGCAACTCGCTCTGCCACCAGTCCCACAGGCCGTCGCGCAGCGTCGCGCTGTCTGCCTCGGCATGGCTCTTGATCGGGTCGTCCACCAACACGAGGTCTGCCCGCCGGCCGGTAATCGGCCCACGCACGCCAGCAGCAAAATACTGCCCACCTGCCGTCGTGGAAAAACGGCCCGCCGCTCGGTCGTCACGGGTCAGGCCATAACCCAGCACATCGGCGTGCTCGCCCACCAACCGACGCACGCGACGACCGAAGTGCCAGGCAAGTGCCTCGGTATGGCACGCAACGATCACCGCGCTCGTCGGATGGCGCAGAAACCACCAGGGCGGAAAGATCACGCTCGCATAGGTACTCTTGGCGCTGCCCGGCGGCATCAGCAGCATCAGCCGGTCGCAGCCTCCCTCGGCCAGCCCGGTCAGATCTTTCAGTATCTCCAGATGGTGGCGTGCCGGCACTTGCCCGGACGGAGCCAGCACCGTCCTGGCCCAATCCTGCAACGTCGGCGCCATTGGCACCCCCACAACGCAAAACGGCGCGTCGGGGTGTCCCCCACGCGCCGCTGATCATGGGTGTTTTCTATCCTCAGATGGGGCATGTGGGCAAGGAAAATCTTCCTCGGCCCACATTTTTCCCTCCGCGGCCAGCCGGGCCCTCGCGGGTCGGAAGAAAAATCCACCGCTCCGTTGGATTTCATGCCGTGCCGCAGCAGTGGTTGCTGAGCTAGACTCGCATGCAAAATCAATTAGTTATGATGATAATCTCCGATTGAACGTGCACTCTGCGTACAGTCATGGCGCGCCGGTGAACGGCATCGGGCAATCTCCGATAGGATTGGGGGTTGATCTTTCCTGCATGCCTGGGCTCAATGCGGCGGTTTGATCTAGCCTATTCCGTGCTCGGATTCGTACCGGACGCGGTACATTTATGGTACCCCAGGCTCGACCGTTCCTTAACGGGCCACACGGAGGAAAGGAGATTCGATGATCGCACGCGCCAAGAGGGCTGTTCCCGGCATGGTCGTGTCCATATTGCTTGTTGTACCTGCTATTGCTTTCGCCGCTCCTCTCGATGCCGCATCAATCCAGTCCCGCAAGGTCCAGCCTCTTAACGAATCCCGCAAGTCCATCGCGTCGGCCAGCGCGCGTCGGCGTCACAGCCGGCATCTGGCGCATGCCGCCAGCCACCCGCACGCGAACCTCGACCGCATCGCCTTCTTCGACGACGCGCCCAACCACGACAATGCCTCAGCTGCCGTTGACGGCTGGCCGAAAACCGGCATCGCGTCGTGGTATGGCGGAGGCCGGTGGCATGGTCAGCGCACCAGCAGTGGCGCCATTTATGACGAGAACGCACTGACCGCCGCGCACGCCACGTTGCCCCTTGGTACACGCGTGCGCGTCGCCCTCACGGGCTCGGACCGCTCCGTCGTGGTCACGATCACCGACCGCCCAGGCACGCGCCAGCGCATTATCGACCTGTCGCGCGGCGCAGCACGTGAACTTGGCATGCTCAGTCGGGGAGTAGCCCTGGTGACGCTGACGCCACTCTAGGGATTCGCGAGGCGGCCTGCCCCCTCGCGTGCGCGCCAGGGTACGCATGGTTGTAGTGTCGTGTTGGCAACGGCCTCGTTTATTCGCTTGTCCGATGCGTCGTGGACACTCCTGGGGGGCACAGCATTCGGTGGCGTCTGGCGTACTTCAAGATTGCATCCGGACAGTGTTCCGGTCGTCGGACAAGGATGGAATCGAGGCATGCGCATCGCTTCGTTTCGCCTGCTAGCGTTGATTGTCCTGCTGCCAGCCGCTTGCGGGCCCGGATTCGCACCGCGCTTTCGCTATACGGGCCAGCTTACGGGCTGTGGCCCTGCGGCACCGGTCACGCTCACGCGCAGTGCCGATCGCTTCAGCTTCACACCGGGGGACGGCGCCCTGATCATCACGGGCGAGGTCACTGCCGATGGCCGGTTCGCCGGCACGCTGGATGCGGGCCACTCGGGCAGCAGCACACCGGCCGCCGCCACGGGCGCCAAGGCAACGGCACATTTCGTACTCTCGGTGCACGGTCGCATCGACGACGATACCGCTGAAGCGGCCTACATCACGCCGCGCTGCCAGACGACTCTGCGGCTGACCCGCGTCGGCGCGCCACCACTCTAACCCGAGCTTCCTGCTTCCAAGGCGCGCGAGGCTTCGATTCGTCTCCATAATTTAGAGCGATCGCTGCGCGCCTTGGCCCAGGCGGCCTGCACCGGGCTGTTAGACGCCCACCATCACGTCGGAAGCCTTGATCACCGCGGTTGCCTTCAGCCCGACCTTCAGGCCCAACTCTTCCGCGGCCTCATTCGTAATTGATGCAGTGAGCACGATACCAGAAGTCACTTCAATCTTCACGTGAGTAGTTGTCGCACCGGGCTTCACCTCAGTGATCGTCCCGGGAATCTGATTGCGAGCAGACAGCTTCATCGAACCGTCCTCCTATTGGCGTTATAGTATGATACTTCCTTAGGCGTCCATGGATTATGGGCCTATAGCCAGTCCGTGTGCAAGCGATAGGGCGGAAGCGTGCAGCGTGTTCCGCCACCTTCTGGCACGCGGCCGTTCGCGCACTCTTCGCGCTGTTCCGAAAGGAACGCCCTGGGCCGACCTAGTCCACCGTCGGCCGCCACCCCGCGGCGGCAAGCTCGAAGCCGGCGAACCGGAAGGCCGGCGCGACGACACACGAAACCAGGGTCCAGGCGCCGAGCGAGGCGGCGCTCTGCCAGCAGCGGCGCGGCACCAGAAGCTGCAGCGCCTCGCCCGCCGCCAGATCCGGGCCCAGACGCGAGTCG